TAGGCAATGCCTTAACAGGTACTGATGGTGCGTTCCCTAAACTTGAAGTCAAAATCGTCCAACACTGGATGAAACGTCAGGCAACAGCATAACATAGAAGGAGAAATAATATGGCTATAAATAGAGCAAGTATTGCAAAACAACTTCTTCCAGGACTTAATGCTGTTTTTGGTGTTGAGTATGGTGATGTAAATGACGAACATACACCCCTATTTGAAACTGAAAATTCAGATAGGTCTTTTGAAGAAGAAGTGCTATTCACAGGATTTGGCACAGCTCCAGTAAAATCTGAAGGTGCTGCTGTTTCTTTTGATGATGCACAAGAATCGTTCACAGCTAGATATAACCACGAAACAGTGGCTTTAGCTTTTTCAATTACTGAAGAAGCAATGGAAGATAATCTATATGATACTTTCGCTAAAGTTCGTTCTCGTGCACTAGCTAGAGCAATGGCTAACACTAAACAAGTAAAAGCAGCAGCTATTTTTAATAATGGCTTCACTGCTGGTGATTCTGCAATTGGAGATGGTCAAGCATTCTTCTCTGCATCTCACCCAGTTGTTGGTGGTGGCACCCAAAGTAACCTACTAGCAGCTTCTGATTTAGCTGAAGCAGCTTTGGAAACTGCGTTAATTTCAATTGATGGAACTAAAGATGACAGAGGTATCTTAATTGGTGCACAAGCTCAATCTTTACACATTCCATCTGACCTTAAATTTACTGCTGATAGGCTTCTAGCTTCTCCAGGTAAAGTTGGGTCTGCAAACAACGACATTAACGCAATTAGAAACATGGGAGTAATTCCTGGTGGTTATACTGTAAACAGAAGATTTACAGACACCAATGCTTACTTCATTAAAACTGACGTACCTAATGGTACTAAAATGTTTGTGAGAGTTCCTCTACAAACTAAAATGGAACCAGATTTTGATACTGGTAACGTCAGATTTAAAGCAAGAGAGAGATACTCTTTTGGTGTTTCTGATTGGAGAGGATTCTTTGGTTCTGCAGGTGGCAGCTAGAATCTAACATATAAGGGGTCTCTTAGGGGACCCTTTATACTTTATATAGAAGGAATTATAAATGACAAACTTAACAGCAATAGAATATTCAGCAATTACTACAGCAGCAGCAACGTCTACTGTTCGTTCTTTTGGTACAAGAATAAGAGGTTTTAATGTTGCTAATATTAAAGATGTAGTAGGTGCTTTTGAAATTAAAAATGGTACTACTTCAAGAGTTAGAATTGTATTACCTGCAAATGGTACACTTGATACTTATTTAGCAGATGAAGGTATTAGATGTGAAGATGATGTTACAGTAAGTGTAACTCCAAGTGTCTATGCTACAATTTATATTGGATAGATGGAATGGCTAGAAAAGCTAAAAAGAAATCTAAAGGAATGGGAATTAAGACTAGTGTAAAGTCAGGTAATTTTTTACCCACTAGCAAAGGTGCAGGTATGACAAAGAAGGGTGTTGCTGCTTATCGTAGAGCAAACCCAGGTTCTAAATTAAAGACTGCAGTAACTGAATCAAGACCTACAGGGAAAAGAGCAAAGAGAAGAAAATCATTTTGTGCACGTTCAGCAGGACAAGCTAAGATGCATAACATAAGCTGTAAGAAAACTCCAAAGAAAAGAATTTGTGCAGCAAGAAGAAGATGGAAATGTTAGATGGCAAATTATACAACATTAACAACAGAGATAGTAAATACAACTGAGAATGATGCTCAAGAGTTCTTAGACCAAATACCTAACATTGTTAATAGAGCAGAAGAAAGATTAACAGATGAATTAGATGATTATGGTTTAGTAACTTATACATCAGTTGCAGTATCACAAGGTAATAATATTGTTACCTTACCAACTGGTACAAGAATAGTAAAGAATTTTAATGTAGATATTAATGGAGCAAAGACAAGTATACTAGTAAAAACTGATGAATATTTAAGAGATTACTGGAATGTGTCAGCTTCAACAGGTGAACCAAAGTATTATGCCCATAAAGATAATACAACAATAATGATTGCACCTACACCTTCATCAACAAGTAATGGTGAAGTCGTACATGTAACGAGACCAACAACATTATCGTCAGCTTCACCTGCTAATTATTTTACACAGTTTTGTTATGACGCATTGTTTAATGCCTGTATGGTAGAATCGTACATCTTTATGAAGAACTTTCAGATTGTTCCTTTATTTGAACAACGATACCAAACTTCAATACAGACTGTAAGAAACAGAGCCAGAAGATTTAGACGTGACGATATGACAAGACCTGCAAGTCCTGCAGGAGCAGATAATACAGTCGTAGATGGGAGTAACTAATGGTCATCAGTAGAAGTTCAATACCACAACAAATAATGAAACCTGGTGTAAAGAAAATGAAACAAGGAAGAAAGACTAGACGTAATACAACTCCTGCTACAAAAGATATTAAAAAATCTTTATCTAAATCAAAACAAAAATTAAAAAATACCTTTACAAAAAAAACATTAGGTAAAAAAGGATTAACAGAAGAAAATATAAAGGAAGCTGTACGTACAGCATCTTATTTAATTCCTAAATATCCTTATGGTTTAGAGACACTTTTTATGCCTACAAAATTAGGAGCAGCAGATTTATTTAGTAATCAAGAATTAAAAGAAATGAAACGTAAAGAAAAAGAAAACGAAAAATCTATAAAAAAATATATGGGTGGTTCATTAAATACAAGGAGAAAATAATGGTAAAAGAAGTAATTAAAAAAACAGTTGGAAAAAAATTTACAGAATTAACTCCAGAGCAAAGAAAAAAAATAGTTAATCAAGTTAGAAAAATTCCTGAGTTTACAAAGAAAACTAAAGGTGAAATAAGAAAAATACTTAATAAAGTTTTTACCAAAATACCTACAAGAAGATATAAAAAGAAAGAAAGAAAACCACTCTTTGACCCTTCAGATAGAATCTTAGCTAAAGATGGTGACGTTACTATGGTAAATAGACCTTCAAAACTTAAACCTGACTTAGAGGCAATGAAGGGAACAGGAAGTGGTCAAAAAATAATTAGACCTGAAGATATAAAAGAAAGCACTAAAACAGGTAAGCTAGTAGAAAAACTAGAAACAGGTTCCATAGAAAAACCTAAACGTGGTGACACACCTATAATGGACCAAGGAAGAAATCTTCCAAGTGGTGTTTCATTTAATAAAGGTGGAAGAGTTCGTAGCTATCGTGGTTATGGAAAAGCAAGGAAAGGGTAATTAAAATGGTTACAAAAACAATATTAAAAAAAGCATCTGAATTAGCTTTAAAAAGAAAAAAGAAAAAAGACATTCTTGAAAAAGAATCTATAGCTACAGCTAAAAAGAAAAAAGAAGGTATTAAAGAATTAAAGAAACAACCTTCTCCTAAAGGTTTATCTTCTTCTCCTGCAAGAGAAACTGCTGCAGCTCAAGAAGCATTAGGTAAAAAGAGTGTTACTTCTCAAGCTCAAAAAGGTTATAGAGGAGAAATAAAAAATATAGCAGTTGAAAGTAAAACTCCTAAAGCAGGAGTTAGTTCTGCAGGTAAAAAGAAAATAGATAATCAAGTAGGAAAATTAAAAAAACAGATTAAAAATGCTCAAAGAAATCCTAGATTAAGAAGAGCATTAGCTATGGATAAGAGATATGGCACTGTAGCTAAATTGCAATCTAAATTAAAAAAACTACAAAAAATTCAAAAAAAATTTACAGGACCTAAAGATGTAAAAACATTTAAAGGAAAAGAATTAGATAAAAAATTAAAAGAATTAGGTATACCTAAAGTATCTAAAGTTCCTCCTAAACCACAAAAAGGTCCTACAAGACCAATCAATCCTGAAGAGAGAAGTGGTAGAGATTATAGAATTGACGTTAATAGAAAACGTGAGCCTGAATTTTTTAAAGGTAAAGACCCTTATGACCCTAAACAAACTTCAGGTCCTACAAATATAGAATATGCTAAAAAGAAAAAACTTAAAACTGGTCGTAGAATTGGTTCAATTAAAAAACCTAAAGAAACTAAAAAATTAAAAGTTGACCAAAAACCAAAAAAAAGAATGCAACCAATTGACCCTAGAGATTTAGCTAAAAATTTAATAGAAGCTGGTGAAATACCAAAAAGACCAGGAATAAAACGAGGTAATGTTATTGAAAGTTTACCTACACCTAGAAGAGGAAATGGTAAACTAAGAGGTAAAGTAATGAGAGGTTAAATAGATGGCAACTAATAATACGTCAGGCACTTATGACTTTAACTTAGAAATAGGTGACGTTATACAGGAAGCTACTGAAATGATTGGTGGTGAAGTAACTCTTGGTGAAGAACCTAGAAGTGCTAGACGTTCAATTAATCTTATTTTAAATGACTGGCAAAATAGAGGTGTTTGTTTATGGACAACAAATACAACTATTGTAAGTATTGCTGCAAGTGTATCACAAGTAAGTTTAGGTAGTCATGTAAGTGACGTAATGCAAGTTGTTGTCAATAGAGATAATACAGATTTAGAAATGACTCGTATATCGTATGAAGAATATTTAAAAGTTCCTAACAAAGGACAAACAGGTAGACCTTCACAGTACGCAGTTAAAAGATTTGGTGATAATGTACAATTACATCTATGGTCATTATCAGATGTTAATACTGATAAACTAAAAATTGAAAAGATTGATTATATGCAGGACGTAAATAAATCTGCAATACAAAATGCAGATATGCCTAGAAGATTTTTACCTGCACTAACAACTGGTCTAGCATATTATATGTCATTAAAAAGACCAGGAATAACTGAAGCAAGAGCAAAATTTTTAAAAGCTGAGTACGAAGAAAGACTTGGTTTTGCAATGACTGAAGATAAAGAACGTGCATCACTTTACATTACACCTAAGATGGGTGTAATATAATGGCAGTAGGTAAAAGAGCAAAAGCAGTATGTGACGTATGTGGATTTGTTTATCCTCATAATGTTATGAAGTTAAACTCTTATGGCTTATTAGTTTGCCCTACTGATTTTGATGGTGCTTATGATGAAAAGAATCATCCACAAAATAGAGCACCAGATGTAAAAGATGACGAGACGATTAGAAACCCAAGACCTACACAAAGCGAAGCTTTTACAACTTGGGAAAATCAAAATACTAACTGGGAAGCAACTACCCAAGATTGGAACATAGTGAGTAATTTAGATGCCTGATTTAACTGGACAAGAAATATCAAATACATATAAACGATTAATGCAAGTAAAGACTTCAGCTAATGAAGGAATTACTTCAACTCTAAGGACTATTCAGTCAGGTGACAATGCAGACTCACCTTTACAACTCAACAACTCTACATTAAATGTTAATGGTACTTTTGCAATAGGTGGTGTAAATCTAACTGCAACTGTTTCATCTTTAAATGCAACTGCAGATATATCAGGTGGTGAAGGTTATGTAGTTGTATCAGGAACTAATATTTATAAAAGAAGTTTTTCTGCAGGTAATGGTATTACTATTACTAGTAATGATGGTGTTGCAAGTAATACAGGTATTGCCTTAACAAGTACAATAAGTAATATTCAAGATTTTGGTGCTTCAGCAGTTTCAGCTACAACATTAGACGTAGCAAAAACTATTACTTCTTCAATTGTAAGTGCAGTAGATATAAGAGGAACAACAGTAAGTGCAGTAACTTTAAAAGGAGCTAATGCAACAATTGTAAGTACAGTATCAGCAGGATTTTTTGTAGGTGATGGTTCAGGTTTAACAAATGTTCCTTCTGCTGAAGGTGGTACAGTAAATGCAGTAAAAGCAGGAACAGGTCTTAATGCAACTGTTAATGGTGTTACATCAACAACTGTAAATACAAGTGGTACATTAAATGTAGATGCTGACCAATCATTTGGTACAGTTTCAGTTTCAACAGGTTTAGTTGTTCCACAAGGAGCAATAACTTTTTCAGTTCCAATAAGTGGAACTTCAGCAGTCTTTACAGGTGATGTATCAGCAGCTAATGTTTATGCAGGAACAAATGTATTTGTAGGTGGCACAGCAGTACCAACAGCAGCAAATGTAGCTGCAGTATCAGCACTTACTTCAGTTAACAAAGCTGATATAGCTACAAATGTGGCAGCGATAACTTCAGCAAACACAGTTATAGCTGCAGTATCTGCATTATCATCTGTAAATAAAGCAGCTATTACATCTATAAATAGTATTATAGGTGATGGTGGTAATTATGCTACAAGTGCTGAACTCGCTACAGTATCTGCAGCATTAGCTACAAGTATAGGAAATAGTAATACAAATATAGCTGCAGTATCAGTTTTAACTTCAGTAAATAAAGCTGACATTGCAACAAACGTAGCAGCTATTACTTCAGCAAATACAGTAATAGGTGCAGTCTCTGTACTTACAAAAACAAACTTAGATGCCATTACTTCAATTAATACAGTTGTAGCAAATGTTTCATCAACTCTTGCAACTTCTATAGGAAATTCAAATACTAATATTGCTGCAGTTTCA